GTTTTGGTGAACCGTAAACAAGTTTTCCAAAAGGGAAACCAACAATAGGGCTGAACCCTGGCGTGAAGTTGAACACCATGTTCATACCTTTGACTGGTGCTTGAAGGTTGTAGTTGGAACCTGTGTCTTCGCCACCAGTAAGTTTGTTAAACATTTTAAATATGCTTCCTGAACCTGGGAGGAAGTACATCATGTCGCCACTAACAGGGTCCTTGCGTAGCAAACCTTTGTTTTGCAAAGATTCGTGTTCTTTGTTCCCTGCAAGTATTTCGTATTTACGTCCAAGACCAATAACCTTGTCTGGGTTCTTGGCAAGAAGACCAACCCATGTTTTTGTTACTTCTGCAAACGCTGCACCGAAAGGTGAGACAATACGGGCTGCGTCAGTGATTGAGTTACGTGCGTTCGCATCAAACAACAATCCTTCAATCTTGTCCAATGTTAAAGCGTTAGCGAAAGCGTGAACTTCGTCACGGCTCATCCAGCCTTTAGCGTTGTCAAGGGAATCAAATAGTTCGTCGGCATCAACATTTCTACCAAGGTAATCCTTAAGTGTGAATGTACGTGCGAATCCTTTTGCGTTAGCCATATCAGCGTAGTGTGCAGTGCGGGAAATAATAAGTTCTTTCATTTCTTTCGCCGCTTGTGGTGACATCAATACTGCAAGACGGTTAACTTCTTTAGTGTATTCCTGTCGCCACAAAGGTGAACGGTCAAGAACGTTGTGTGCCCTACCCATCAAACCGTTAAAGAACCAGTTTACTGCCTGGTCAAATTGGGATTCTTTCATTTTGATAAATGATGCAGACTCACCACGACCCTTGTAGAAAGATGGAAGGTTAGTGTCTTCCACTCGTGATGCCAAGTAACCAAGGAGTTCTTTTGTTGCAGAGCCATCAGGGTTGAAAGCATCAATACCATTTAACTGTCCTTGTGAAACAACTTCTGTCAATACAGGGTCGGAACCAGTTTTGAGCGCAACACGTTCTTTCTGCATTGATTCAATACGCAAACGAATGTTCGCTGGTGTTGGTTCAACAGGAACAATTCTTGCGTAACCTCCTGAGTCATAAAAAACTTCACCACTTGACATGGTGTTTTTAATTTCCCGCAATGCCTTTTGAGCAATAGGGTCATCAGAGTTAAGCCATTTAATAACAGAGTCAATATCTGCACCACCAGCCAAACGACGGGCAATAGGGTCATTGAACAACTGGCGAAGTTCATACGCTCCAGCCTTCGCCCACTTAGCAGGATTGTCTTTGCTGTATACAACAAATTCGCCGTTTTTAAACTGTGACGTAACCATGTCCATGCGTCCGTCGGAACCATAATATGCTTGACCAAGCATTTCTCGGTATCCTTCTCCAGAACTTTCATGTGCTTTTCCTAAACCACGCCAGCCTTCAGGGTTGAATTCTTCACCCAAGGCAATGTCATCAGGAAGACGATTGTGGGTTGATACAAGGATGTGGTCAACAGGGTGACTATAAACATTGTCAATGTCTGAAAAAGCAAGGCGAGCCTGGGCTTCCATGCTGTTACGAAGACCATAAGCAAGAGACAGTTTCTTTGAGTTCTTCCACACTTTTGTCATTACAAAGTCAACAAGACGTAATGGTATGCGTAGTTCGCCAAGTTTGTCTAAATCTTTTTTGCTGAGGTCAACACCAAATGTCTTTAAGGCGTTGGTGCGCAATTCGCTTTTCTTAATAAAACGTTGCAAACCTTGCTTCCCTGTGAAAACACCAAGAAACGATGTCATGCGGCGCAATGCTTGGATATCTGGCAATTCAAGTGGAGTATTTTGAAGTTCGCTAAGAAGTGCAGGACCACCATGTTCCATGCCACGAAGTTCGTATTGTCAGTTGTCTGCTAGAGCAACAGCATATCCGTTGTCTGTTCGTCGTCCTGCTTCACCGATGCTGTAAATGCCACGTCCTGATGCGGAGTCAAATGCTGAAGCCCACAGGTCTGATGCTGCTGTTGCTTGTAAATCATCGCCAGTTTCGTTTAATATCCGACTGTAAATAACATCGCCTATTTGTTTTGAAATTTGGAACAATTGGCTACGGTCACCAGTTCTCATTCCTTCTGCAAACATTGCCATGATTTGCGCTTTAGGCAAAAAATCTTCTCCACCTACAAAACCGCTTCGTATTGTTTCGTTTACTTCACCACGAACACCAGTCGTGATAAACGCATCAAGGTCTTGTAAAGCCTGAAGTTGCTCACGTTGAGAACCAAAAATATTAAGAGTCTTTGATTTAGGACTACGACCAAACAAAGGACCAGCAAACTCACTTGCCCTTTCCATCAAACCGTCAATACGTGATACTGCTTTTAATCTGTCAAATGTTTTAGATAAACCAAAGTTTAAATCTGAAAGATTTGAAAGACCTGGCGTATAACCAACATTCTTGTTAATAATGTTAACCATCTCTGATTTGGTTGTGGCTTCCAAAATTTCATCCATGATATCTAGCGGAAGTTTCCCACCAAACATTTTCCACAGTTCATACCATGCTTGAAGTTTTGAACTGTAGTTTGTTGCTTTTTCTGCTACAGCCCAAATTTTATCTGCCGCATAACGACCAGCACGAGACTGTGTGAAGAACGTGTTGAATGTTTCTGGGTCTACCATGTCTCCGTATCCAGGGATATAGCCTGCATCTTTCATGGTTTGGAGTTCATCTGCTTGTGTACGCAGTTCCCCTGCACGTGTTGCAAGTTCACCAGATTCACGCATTTTATTAATCGCTTCGTTTACTGGTAGTCGTTCACCTGTTAAAACATCAGCAACATCTAGGTGTTTCATTGGGTCAAAGTATGCACGTACTCGGTGCATGTATTGACCGTTTCCAACACGACCTCCACCGTTGTGTGTCCATCCGTCAAAACCGTTATTTTTTAAGAATGTGTTTATAGCAAGAAGGGACTTTTGGTTGCCGCCCGCAAACATGTCAACAAAAGGTTGGGGTTGTGAATTGAAAGATGCTGCTTTTGCATCAACCAATTCTTCTGGTGTCAGACCAGCACGAGCCATACGTGCTTCAAAATTAATATTTAATTTTTCTGCTGCGTATAAGAATAAATCTCCAGCAAGTTTTTCTGCATTGGCACGAGAACTTGGATAAATCTGCATAACTGGAGCGTCAAGGAAATCGTCTGCGGAAAAAATGTCAGAACTTGAATAAGGTCTTTTAACGAGAGCAGATTTTAATGTCGCAAGTCCACGAGCAGATTCGGGACCACGATAAGGTACATTCCCTAATTCAATATATGAGAATTGTTCAAGTAATCTTTCAAAATCACTGCGAGCGATAAACCCACGTGAATCATCCCCTGGTTTGAAAAGATAATCGTCAACGGAATCTACGTCAAAATGCTTAGGGATAAATGAATTCAATTCATCAATAGATTCAGGCAGTCTTTTGTTTACTCTGATAAAATTTGCTACAGCCTTGGTAGAGCGTTGTGCGACAATAGATGGTGGAACAAATTGAATATCATTAACAAGCCTTGGGTTTGCTTCTAATGCGTCAGCCCACCTTCTATTTAAATCGTTAATGTTTAAACCGACGTATCCACGGTTCCAAACTGTATTAAGAAATCCTTTATTAGAAACCATGTCAAAAGCATCGTCTTGCAAAGATTTGAGAAAATCTTGTAAACCTATGCTTTCAAAAAATGATGAAAGACCTTGGTCGTTTTCTACAATTGCGGCAAGGCGAGTATTGATTTGGTCTGGTTGAATGAAGAATGAAACAATGTTGTTGATTTCTTCAACGGTGGCTTGTGGGGCTGTAGCACCTGGGAGTATTTCTCCTAATCCATAATCAGCATCAAGGAAACGTGGTGTTGCGCCTTCTGATTCTATAAAACGATACAGCGTTCCTGGTGCTGCTCCAGCAGGCAAGTCTTCTTCTGGTATGCCCATACGTGCGGCTGGTGTAGCAATCGCTTGAGGGTTTACACGAGGCATCAATCCATCAAGAATTGCCTGTTCTTCTGGCATAAGAGCACGTGTGCCGTCAGTATTAAGAGCAACATATGTTCCTCCCATAAGATTTGCTTCTGTTGTGTAAAGAGCAGGACCAACAAGGTTTCCTTCTGGAGTTGGATAACGAGGGTCATCAATGGAAACAAAGTCACCATCAATAGGTCCATATTTGGAACCATGCCACCATGTTCCTGGTTCTGGTGTCAACATTTCAACAGCCTCGTCAGCAGCAGAAATACCAGAAACTTCAAAGTCATTAGCCATAACATTCAAAGCATCAATGTCTGCCATGAACTGTGCTTCGGCACCGTTCTGTGCAATGTTGCGAGAATCCATAGTGAAGTTGCCCGCTTCATCTACATACTTAATTCCTTTACCGTATGCAAATAATGGCTTAGCAACTTTTGTCCATGCAAGAGCAGCAGCGTCAGGAGTAAGGGCAGCCAATGCAAGAGTTGCTACTGCTGAAGTCATTGCATACTGTGGTGTACCAATATCACCAAACTTAACTAGTTCTGGGTCAATCGTCGGCATACGAGTATTTGGGTCTAAACCAAATTTCAAAGAATCCAATTTAGGAATTGGTAAAGCCAGTGGGACAACACCAGTAAAGTTAAATGGCATACGTGCTTCAGCACGAATCATTCTGTTCGCTTCGTCATATGCTTCTTCATACGTAATATCTTTTGTTGCAAGAATCTGCATAGCGAGCGTGTTGATTTGGTCTGGGTCTGCCTGAAATGCTGTATCTTCTCCAGCACCAGCCTCAATAGTCAATGGAATGGAACCAGCAAATTCCATGAGTTTGCGTTGTTTGTATTCTGCTGCTTCAGCACCAGCACCAAAAATTCCTGTTCCTGTTTTTGTTGGGTTTGCTAACATCGCACCAAGTTCTGTTGATGCAACAACACCACCACGCAAAGGGTTTTTAAAATCAATATTAAAAAATCTATCTTGTGTTGTATTTGGTGCAATACTAAAAACAGATGAACCAAAAGTATTTACAAAGTCAAGAGGGAACTGACCGAACGCCGCAGCCCAACGTGTTCCTGTTTTAAGACCTGCATATGCGTCACCCAAAAAACCACGTTCTTCATCTTTCTGTTCCGCTTTTTCTTTTTCAACAGCCAACGCAGCAAGACCAACTTTGGCAACAACTTGGTCGCTTGCGCCAGAACTAACCAAAGATAAAACAACACCAGGAGTTAAGTGTGGAGCCATCTTGTGGATAGCACCATATCTTTCAGCCTCTAACTTAGATTTTTCTCCGATTGCTTTAGCCTCAGGAGTAATTTCTCCAAATAATCTACGGTTAGAAACAGAGTTAGCGTATGCAGCGTTTTTGTCTACATAATCTTTCATTGCCCCCAAAGCATTTGTTTCATCTTTGCCTGGGAAAATATCATTTAGTCTCAACGAAAGTACCTATCGTATGCGGCGATTAATTGTGCAAGGTCATCATTAGGGTATGCGTAGTACAACTCTTTGATTTGGTCCATTACTGGGTCGCCAAAAGAATACTGTTGTGGTGGCATATCAGCCATGAAGTTGTTGTTCATCGGCATATCAGGGCGTTGTGTTGGTGCGTTTAAATCAACAACAGAACCAGGCTTAGGTCCAGGCATACGCGTGGCAGCCTGTGCTTGCATATCTCCAGGTGATGCACCCATAGGGACAGCAGATTGTGCGGCAAGTTGTTGACCTGCTTCTCCATATGTTTGTCCTGTTGCAGCCATTTTTGCTACAGGGTTTCTTAAATCGCTACGGTTTGCGTAGTCAGCCATTATGCTCCTCCTAGTCGTCCAGCAAGGCTAAGAACTGAGCCAGGAGAACCTGGTTGTGCAGCAGCACCAGCAGGAGGTGCGCCCATACCTGGAGGCATACCGCCACCGCCACCTAGTTGTGCAAGCATTGCTTCCAAACCGCCAGGTCCCTCAGGTGGACCCATTGGTTGTTCAGCACCCATACCTGGTGGTGCCAAACCTGGCATTGTTTCTGGTGAGCCAGCAGGTGCAGGTGTTGCCTGTCGTTCTTGCGCTCGTTTCTGTGCAGCCATAATTGCCTGCGGCAAAGTCATCTTATTTGACTGAACCTGCGATGCAATATATGCAAGGTCATCAGGCTGGTATGGACCGTTCGGGTCTGCTGCCTGTGCCTGAATAGAAGACAACAATGCTGCTTCAATACCTTCAGCAACGATGCGGTCCTTCTCCAACTCTGGGTCAGAGATAAGTGGGTCTGCTTCACGAGCAGATTCCTTAGACATAAGACCTGTACCAAGACGCTGACCCAAACCAACGATAAGACTGTTTACGTCCGAGCCAGCAGCAGAGTATGCGACATAGTGGAAATCTGTTTCCCACAGTTTATTCGGCGTGTAATCCTTGATACCGCCGCCCATACCTGGCATAAAGAAAGACTTAGCGGTAGAACCCCAGTAGGCTTTTTCAATTGCGATAGCAACTTTGTCTTCTTCGTTGATAGATGAGGCAAAGATTTCTTGTGCTTCTTGTACTCGGAAGTCCACCGTTGCTGCCAGCACACTGTCACCACGGCGACCAGTACGGATGTTGCTTCCTGATTCTCCACCGAACTCGGCAGGGATAGCACCTTCTAAACGTTCTTGACGTTCCAAACGGTCTAATGCTACGTCTGTTTTGTAGCCTGGGTTTGACTGCAACTGTTGAATGTCGCCACCCTTAACAACACCTAACTGTCCTGACTTGCCATCTGCAATCTGCATGATTTCTGGGTTCTCACCAGGACGGGCAATAAGGTATTCATCGGGGAAAATGCCACGTTCAATAGCGATTTCGGTGAGTGCCTGAAGTCGGGCACGTGTGTAGTACATACCAAGAAGACCATCAAACTGTCCATGTGGCTTATCAAGAGTGATGCGTTGAGGGACAATAACTAGCGGCATCCCTGTACGGTTGACGATGCGGGATAGTTCTACGGCTGGCGCACCCATGTAGTAGGTACCACTAACAGGGTCACGGTCTTTTTCGTAGCCCATTGCAAGCATAACGATTTCGTTTGCACAAACATATTCAAGGATGGTGAACATGTCGTCTGCTCGTGGCTGTCCAACACGAAGTTGACCGTTGATTGCGTCACCAAAGTTGTGGGCAAGCCATGAATATGTACGGCTGTATGAGAAGATTACGTTCTCTGGGACAGGGTTATCTGTGTCTGCGATAGGGGCAGGGAAGGTATCAAGCGGGTTACGCAACTGCCATTCTGGGATTCTCTTATCAAAGTTAGGTTTGATATAGACAGGTGAGTTGCTATATGCAAGAAGGTGGCGGGCACGACGACGCATCTTCATACCCATACGGTTCTGGTCCCAGATAGCAAGCATTGCCCGCTTGCGGTCACGAGCCAACTGCATGGAACGGTCTTGTCCTTCACGCATAGCAGGGAAATAAGGTGACGGCATCGTGGATGCGACACGCATACTCATCTGGTCAAGACCTTGAACAAGAAGGTTTGCCACGGAAGACTTGGTGTTGCGGTCTAATTCGTTGAGGGGCACAACAATGTCGCCATTGGCAAGTTGGCGTACTTGGCGCATCTGGGAAAGAATAGGACCTTGGGCGGTGACACGCTCTCGGTATAGGTCAACTATTTCTTCAACTGTTCTCATACTGACCTTTTGTGTAACGGAAACGACTAAAGGCTAACACATTACTATGAGTTGAGCCACGATGGTCGCCACTGTCGTGGAGGTAACTTCATCTGTGTCAGGTTCGGGATGTTCAAAACAGCCATCCACATAGACATCACAATGTCGGTGCCTGACTTTTTATCTCTTGTCCACTTTGTTAGTTCTTCTACAGCAGC